CTTTGTCGCTGAACCGTAGTTGTGGCCCTTCTTGTACTTCTCGATGGCGGTGTCCAGGTGTCCGAGCGTGGGAGGCAGCTTGTCGCCCTTGAGGGCGCGAAGGTCGTCGATGCTGATGTTTGTCGAGAACGGGACGCTTGAGCCGGACTTGATGCCAGCCTTGATTTTCTTGAGGCGTTCGAGTCCTTCCTTGTATTCGATTTCCTTCCTTCTCGTTTCCGCTTTCTTGAGCAGTTCCTTGATTTCCGTTTTCGCGGCGTTGTCGCCCTTGGCGATAAGCGCGTCCATTTCGGTCGTGAGTTTCTTGAGGACTGCGGACTTGGGGTGATTCTTGAGGAATATCTTGATGGAGTCCACGCGGCCAAGTTCCGTTTCCCAGTCGATAAGCCGTTCCACTTCGGCGAGGGCTTTCCTGTAGGCGTCCTGTGCCACCTTCCAGCTCGCGTACTTCTTGTGCTTTTCAACCCAGTCGATTTCAAATTCCAGGTCGTGCTTTTTGCCTGCAAGCGAGCTGCCCATGCCTTCGAGCTTCTTTCTTACGGATTCGTTGACGGTGATGGCGGTTGAATAGTCGAAGTCCCTTGCCGCCTGGAACGGGTCTGCAAGATACGTGCAGCCCTTCAATGTGTCCAGACTCGTTTCGAGCTTTCGGGACAGCTTCTTCATGTCGCTGTACGCCTGTTTGCCGCCCTTCTGCAAGGCTTTTTCCAGTTCGCCCATTTCGGGTAGGCCCTTGATGCCGTTCGCGTCCTGCAAAAGCCTGTGCGCTGTCTGTCGCGTGTCGAGCCTTTCCTGCAATTCCTTGCGAATTGCTGCGATTTCCTGCGAAGTCCTGCGGGAATGTCGCTGTTCGGCGGCTTCCTTGAGCCTGCGCCTTGACTTGCGTTCGTCCCAGCGTTTCTGAATGTCCGCGATTTCCTCGGCGCTTCGGGCATGGCGCTTTTCCGCCGCCTGTTCCAGCCTTTGACGGCTCAAAAGCTGCATTTGCTCGTTTTTGAGCTGTTGCAGCTGTTTTTCCTGCTCGGCGATAGATTGTTCCACCTTGTGAAGGTTTTCGCCCGTAGAAGCCTCTGTACGCTGTTCTGCGCCCTTTTCCTGTTCGGGACGTTCCTTGACCTCGTATTTTCCGTCGATTTCGGGGTCCCAGGCGACCATGGAGCAGCGGCACTGAAAATCCTCGCCCGGATTTCCGTGGAACATCGAGGGTGTTCTTTCCTTTTCGACCAGGCCGTCGGGCGTTTCCTCGTAATAGACATTCGGATTGTCCAGGCTACAGATGAGTCCGTTCAGATGCGTGTGCGTTTCCCTGTCGCGACCGTCCAATGTCGTGAGCCATACATAGTAGCGGATGCCCAGCTGCTTGTACGTCGAAATGCTCGCGGCGGAATTGAGCTTGGCGGTCTCGGTTCTTGCGATGAGTTCTGCACGGTGTTTCGTTTCGGCGGGGAGCTTGGCGCGGATGGCCGCTTCCAGTTCCCTTTTGTTCCAGCCCTTCATCTTGGCCTCGGTGGCGATGCGGGAAATGTCCGCCTTGGCGTCGCTTTCCGCACTGATGCAGAGCTGCTGGAAGTTCTTCTTCCAAGCCTCGAAAATCTCGTCTTTGGCTGGAGGCGGGAAATAGGGCTGTCCGACGGTCATTTTGGCGTACTCGCTGAAATTCCAGCCGTTTTTGACGCCGACTGCATCGGCGAGCGAGGAAACCTTCTTGACAAATTCGGGGGGCAGCTCCGCAGCGGCTTTCGTCAGGTCGTCAATATCGTCCGTGAAGCCCCGGAGCGCAAGCTGGATGTTTTCTTCCAGGGCGCGAAGAAATTCTTCCCGCGTTGCGCGTTCAAGGTCCGCCTCGATGGCGCTGGGATAGAACTGGTGCGCGTTGAACACGGGCCTGCGTCCGCGTTTCTTCTGTCCGAGCCGTTCCACGTTCTTGACGAAATTTACGAAGCTGCCAGCCATGTTCTAGTCCTTTACGGAAATGTCCCAGGAATGTCCGTTCTTGAAGATTCCCTCGCGGATGCTCTGCTCGTCTATCGCTCCCATCTGATAGTAGATGTTGAGCATTTCCGCCTGCATCTTCATCGCTTCGAGCTTTTCCTTTACGGACATTGTGGTGACGGCGCCCCATTCAAATTCCGAGCAGACGATGCCGCAGTTTCTTTCCGAAAGGTCGGCAATGAGCGAACAGGCGGGGCGGTAGATGTAGCGGGAACGCCAGCTTTCCACAAGTTCCGCGTATGCCTTGGAATCGCCCTCGTTCGTCTGGGCGAGTCCAGTTGCGCTTTGGCCGAAAAGGATGCTCACGGGGATTCTCGAATCCGCACAGACGAGATTCATCGCCTTTTGGAGAACTTCGGGCAGTCCCGCGAAGTTGTGGCTTAGGATTTGGAACTTGTCGTTTGCGCCGGAGAATACGCCACGGAACGAACTCATGGAAACCTTTACGAGGCTTATGAGTTGCTGTGCGTCCTGTATTCCGCAGTCGGGCTTGGAAAGCATTTCGTTGAAGCCCTCAAGCGAGAAAAGCATCACTCCCGTTTCCGTCGCCATGTTGACGATGGACGCGACGACATTCGCGAGGTTCTTCAAGCTCTGTTCGCACGCCTTGAGTGCAGGCATACCGAAGAACCTTTCCCTTATGGGTATTCCCTGGAGAATGTCGGGGACGATTTTTCCGTGAATGACGGTGCAGCGCGACGGGTGTATCTCGATGCGCTTGTTATCAAGAAGGACGACGCGGTAAACCTTGGGCGTGTCGCCCTGGAAATCTGTCGGCTGAAACTCCACCTTGCCAGCGCTGTAAACACGGTATTGCGAAATCTTGCGATTTTCCGGTGCTGGACGTTTGAGCTGTTCAATGTCGTACTCGTTTTCGTACTCCGAGACAATCAGGGCGCCACCCGTGAGGCGCTGGTATTCGCCAGCGAGCTGTAGAGCCTCGAAAAGCCCTACGGCGGAAGCCTCCTTGAATACCTTGCCCGAACTGTCGCCAGTGATGGTGACGGGTTCCTTGAAAGCTGTTTCGGGGACGCACTCGACAATTCGTGCGGCGATGCCGTCCTGCACCTTTATACGCGCAAGCTCGACAATATCCGTTCCCGCATAGGGATTGACGAAAGTGCTTTCCGTCTTGTCGGTGTCCCTGCGGCCCATTCCCGTTACGAAATTGCCGTAGGCACCGTCCCTTATCTTTGCAGTTTCCATGATTTATTCTCCTTTTAGATGAAGCTGATAAGGCCCGTCCCCATACCAGTTGCCAAGTAGTTGAGAGCCTGCGTGGTGGAATCCACGCGGTCATCGTGCGGAGCGCTTGGAAAAGAAACCAGTTCGTCGATGTAGTCGCGAACCCAGGGATGTTCTGCATCCTGTTTGGGTATATAGACGTTTCCCGCCTCGAACAGCGGGCTTACCGCAAAGGCTCGCGCTTCCTTTGAACCTTGCGGTGTGAAGGGAACGATGCCGCTAATCTTGTTGCGTAACGCACTTATAATTGCGGGGCCGTTCGCCTTGTCTTCAATGATTTTACGGATTGCCTTGGGGTGCTTCTCGCTCATACGCTGGAAAGCACGGATGCTCGAAACAAAGTCCATCTTGGCGCATACGCAGTCAATGAGGTAGAAACGCGCCCCGACCTTTCCCCAGACGGTTCCCGCTACGTTATCACTTGATGCGCTGTCCGTGAAGGTGAAGTCCCAGCTTTGTATAATCTTGTCGAAAACCTTGGGCAAGATTTCGTACTGTTGCAGCCATTCGCGCTTGATGATGCTTCCGCCGACTGGTGCGGGGTGCTGTTGGTAGAGTGCGTTCCAGTCGTAGCTTCCCACGTTGATGCGGATTTTTTCGAGCATTTCAAGCGGGTATCTTTCCGGGTGCAGCGCCTCGCCGATTTTGCGGTGCGGTTCGTCCTTCTCGGCAATCGCGGGATAGTTTATGACCGTCCACTGGTCGCCATCGCCCTGTTTCATGGCGTTGAGCAGGCGCCCCGCCAGGTCGTCCTCATGCCAGCGCGTAAGCGTGACGAGGACGCCCCCGCCCGGAGAAAGTCGCGTATATGCGGTAGATGTGTACCAGTCCCAAATCCTGTCTCGTATGGTGATGCTGTTCGCTTCCTGCCTGTCTTTCAGCGGGTCGTCGATGCCGAGGATTTCGCAGCCCATACCCGTTATACTTCCGCCGATACCCGTGCTCCTGAAACTGCCCTTCCTGTTGGGGATTTCGATTAGGTTTGTCGAGCGCGTGTACTTGCTTCCTCGCGGCGGCAAGGTCGTTCGCGGAAATATGCGGTGGTATTCGTTGCTTTCCATGATGCGCTGCACGTCCTTGTTCACGCGCCTGGAAAGTCCGTCGCTATAGCTGCACGCCATGAAGGAAATGTCGGGATTTACACCGAAGCACCACGCCGGAAAATGCTTGCTTACAAGTTGGCTCTTGCCATGTCGCGGCGGCATGGTGAGAATGAGGCGGGGACTCTTGCGTTCCATTACGTCGGTGTAGAAACGCATGAGGCGAGCGCAGATTTCACGGTGGACCCACCCGATGCTGTAATTCGGCATCGTCGCCTTTACAAAGGCAAGAAGGTTCGTCCTTGCGAGCTGTTCAATCTGTGGTGTCATTCTCGTAAATGCCAAGTTCCCGCGCCTGCCTCTTTATCTCGCTCAATTCGTCGGGCGTGGGGATT